TCGGTTTTACTAATTAGTTATTTGGCTAATTTTGAAAAAAAACTACAAATGGGTTTAAAACACGATCAAATCAAGGATCATTTTTTTTCATCGCCATTATCAATGAAACATTTTTCGGAAAAATACCATGAATCATATGGGTATTCAGATGCAAAGCAGATGCGAAAGATGATGAGCCGTTACAATATATTGTCACGAACAAGGGCGGAACAGAATTTGGCCAATTTACCAAAGGCACACATTGAATCAATGGAATGGGACGAAATGGATAATTTCGGCATTGAACCATCAATTGGGAAGGAATACACATCAGATCGATTACCAGATCATTTGAAAAAAATTGGAATACTTAGTGACATTCACGTTCCGTTTCATTCAGTTGAAGCCGTTGTGGCGGCCATCAAACAATTGAAGGCAGAAAACATTGATTGCCTGTATCTAAATGGAGACACATTCGATTTTTACAGCATTAGCCGGCACGAAAAGGAAAAGGATTTACGTGATTTTCCAAAAGAAATTGAAATGTGCCGAAATTTTCTGCAAAAGTTGCGTGATATTTTCCCCAATATACCTATCTATTTTAAGGCTGGAAATCACGAAAATAGATACCAGAGGTATTTGAATGAGCAGGCAGAAGAATTTGCGCAGTTGCACGAAATGCAATTTGATAAGTTTTTTAGGTTAGATTCATTGGATATGAAATTTGTTCCTGATTGGCAGGGCATGGAAATGGGCGATTTGTTGGTATGTCACGGACACGAACTGATGGCCGGTGGTATGAACCCATCACAAAGCACATTCAATAAAACATTCTGCAATACATTGATTGGTCACGTTCACAGGACAACCAATACGATCAAAAAGGATGGATTTAAAAATTTCATCCACACGTATTCAACAGGATGTTTGACACAATTATCGCCAAAATACTATCCATTTGCACAACACAACAACGGATTTGCGGTGGTTACAATCACAGATGGTAAATCAAAGGTTGATAATATTATGATAAAAGATGGCAAAATTGTGTAGATTTGCATGAATAAAAAAGGTTTAATGATTCATAGTTGTTGTAGAATAAAGGGCATTTCCAATGGATTTGCCCTTTTTTATGACCGTTAAATAATTATTTTATTTTTTTTTGCATTAATTTGTTTGAAATTGTTTGGAATACCGGAAAAAGGTGTAATTTTACATCAACAAACAACAACAACAATGGAAAACATAGCAAAATCATTAGAAAACAAAACAATTTTGGTTGTCAATGCAACGACACGTGTTAATTCAGTTTCAAAAAAATCAAGAATTACAAATCAATTAATATCATTAGGATCAATTGTTTTCGAAAGAAATGATGGTGTATTTTTTGGGCCATTAAATTTTTTGGATTCAGAATGGCGAGCATTTTACAGATTTGAAAATAATACAATTGAAATTGACCAATTTAAAAAACCACAATCAAAATCAATTACAATTAAAGAATTTAAAATAGTATAAAACAACACCGAGCCGGGCGGATTCCCGGCAATATTTTAAACAACAACAATATGTGGAATTTATTAAAAACAATCGACAAAAATGACATCGCAGGTTTAATCATCTGTTTATCAGCCATCGCATTTTGTGCGAAAATCATGTACATCATCGGAAACATTTAATTACTACGGCAATGGTATATAAAATCACATTTAAAGATCACGCAGGATATTACACCATCACCAAAGATTTCAATAATACTGATGAACTTGGTAAATATATTCAAAGCGAAATGGCCAATTATGGCGGAAAAGAAATAGGCATTGAGGAATTTGAATCAATGCAGGAAATGTTAGAAAAAAGATATGAGGGTAAAAATTAATCAATCAGAGTTGCAAAGATTAGTGGCTGATGATCTAAACAAACAAGGGATTCAGCCACCACGAAAAGACAAATGGGAGCCACACAATGTTCAGATGGCAATGTCCAGAAAATTAAATTATCCCCTAATGTGGGAATCAATCAATCGAATTTCAAAACAATTATACGATGAATCAAGAAAAATTAAATAATCCATTAGCCGAAATTCAGGCAAAATTAAAGGCACCAAAAGGCCAATTCAATTCATTTGGGAAATACCATTACAGATCAGCCGAAGATATTTTGGAGGCAGTCAAAAAGGTTGTAAATCCAATGGGTTTTGCGATTACATTGACAGATGATTTAATTTTTGCTGAGGGCCGTTGGTATATCAAATCTGTTGCTGAATTGACAAATGGCAAACAAACATTTAGTTCAATAGGATTGGCACGTGAAGAAGAAACCAAAAAGGGGATGGATGGATCACAGATTACAGGGGCCGCATCAAGTTACGCACGTAAATATGCTTTAAACGGTTTATTTGCCATCGATGACACAAAGGATTCAGATGCAACAAATGATCACGGCAAATCGCAGGAATCGAAGCCACAGACCAAAACAGGGATGCAGGCACCATCTAATTTTGACATTGAGTTTAAAGAATTGATTTCAGATGTTAAAAGTGTGATTGCAATTGGTGAATTAAAAGGGATTTGGGGAAAATTGACTGATGAGGCAAAACAAAACAAAGAAATTCAGCAATTATTTAACCATCGTAAAACCGAATTATCAAATTAATAATCAAACAACCTATGAAAAACGAATTGATGGCCGTTGATGGCCAAATCTTAGATTTAAACAAAAAAGAGATTGCGCAGATGGCCGAATCATTCATGGCCAATCCAGAATCAATCAACGTTGTAAAATTGGCGGCACAATTGGCCAAATTTCAATTGTTAGCATCAGAGATGGACAAACACATCAAAGACCATTTATTTGTTGATCTGCGTCAAAATAAAGATAGTAAATTGTCTGCATTCGGTGTTGACTTTTCAGAAATGGAAGGCGGTGTAAAATATGACTATTCGGAAACCGAATCCTGGTGCAAGTTGCAATTTGAAATCGATCGTCTAAAAGAAAAACAAAAAGAGGTTGAGGCATTTTGTAAGGCATTGAAATCAAAGACATCCACATTGGATGAAGAAACAGGGGAATTTATGGATTTTTACCCACCATCGAAAACATCCACAACCACAATCAAGAAAATTATTAAATAAACAATCTAAATAAAAAATCAAATGGCACGTTTAGTAAGCATTAAAATTGACCTTTCAAAAATCGATGAAAACAGAGTTTTTCACAGCATAAAAACAGGCGCACGATATTTGGACATCACAGGTGTTTTGACAGATACACCGGATCAATATGAAAACAATGGATTCGTAAAGCAGAACACGACAAAGGAGGAACGTGAATCAGGTTTAAAATTGCCAATCGTAGGTAATTTTAAATTGTTGAAAATTTTGGAATCACCAGGACAATCAGCACCGGCACAGCCAATCCAACGTCAAATAAATCCAATTGTACAATCAGATGATTTACCTTTCTAATTATGCGCAAAATCGTAGATAGTTACACCACACGACACGGAGAATTGAGGGCAATTTATTCCGTTGCAACGGCAAATTTAAAGCACAGAGATGTTGAAATTGGGGCCGTGTATGAACTTGAATACCGATTGGGAAATCAGGTTGTATTTTTAAAATCCACATTGGATCACGCAACAGATGGGAACCGGACATTGTTTTTCAAACATCCTGATCCGGATCGTAGATTAATTGGAATCCCTATTATGTCAATCATTAGATACGTAAAAAAATGAGCATAGACGAAAAAATAAATTTGATATTTTATTGGACTTGCGCACAAATGTTTTTTACGATATTAGGTGCGATTTTAAACATGATAAAAGATGGAAAAAACAAATGAATTAGGATACACGTTCAACCAGGTTTGGGCGCATATCGCCAAAGAATTAGAACGTAACAGAAAGAAATTACATATTATTCACCCAAAACAATATAATCATGGTAACGTTTCAACAATACGATCAAAGCAACAAACACATTTATGAGTTGTACAAATCCATCGCAATAAAGATGGCAAACGAAGGGCGCAGGCAAATTGGATCAAAGTACATATTTGAGGAAATGCGATACAATTACGCATTCCAATCTAATAATGATCCATTTAAAATCAACAACAATTTTGCGCCAATGTATGCACGTAAATTTGTTTTAGAGCATCCGCAATATGGTAATCTTTTCAGATTTAAGCCGTTAAAAGGTGCGATGTTAATGTAAAACATTATATTTGTAATGTAATCAGCGGAAAGGGTAGGAGTTTTCCGGTGATTAATTGGGTTTAAGAACCACAAAGCCTGTTTGCACTCCTACGCATTCAGGCTTTATTTTTTTAACACCATAATGGAAAAAGAAGCATTTTATTTCCCGCATTTCTGTAATGCAAGACACGATCGAAAAATTAGGCGATTACGAAGGGAACTAGGAGTTGAAGGATATGGCATTTATTTCATGCTATTGGAAACACTAAGAGAACAACAGGATTTGATGTATCCAATGGATGACCTGGATTTGTTATCAGATGAATTTGGGGTATCTGAAACCAAAATTAGAACGACAATTATCAAATACGAATTATTTGAAATTGATGATGAACACAAATTCTTTTCGCCAAAAATGTTAGTTTATTTGGAACCATATTTCCGAATGAAAGAACAACGCAAAATGGCCGGCAAAGCATCAGCAGAAAAACGAATTTCAACGACCGTTCAACGACCGTTCAACAAAGGAAAGGAAAGTAAAGTAAATGAAATAAAAGAAAATGAAATAATAGTAAAAGAAATAGTGTTTAGTGACCTGTTGTCACCACACATTCAAACACTAGGATCAGAATTTGAAAATTTCAAATCTTATTGGACTGAGAAAAACGCAAAAGGAAAAGAAAGATGGCAATCCGAAAAATTCTTTGATATTAGCAGGCGGATAAATACCTGGATGGCAAACAAAAATAAATTCAACAACAATGGAAATTCAAACGGTGAAAAACTTGGCACAAGTGCAGCAAGAATTGAGGCCCTTAGAAATTGGTAAAGGAACAGCCAATTTGATAATTAAGGCACAAAGCACACCTAACATCAGAACACGTTCTGAGGATGACTTAAAACAGGTATTGCGTATGGCAATGCTGATGGTTGGATTGCGTGGATCAAATATGCCAACAGATGAGGAAAAATATGTTTTGTTAGCATTTATAAAATCGAATTATGGCAACCAAACACCGGAAGAAATAGCCATTGCATTTGAAATGGCAGTTGCAGGCAAATTGAATACTGATTGCAAATGTTATGAGAATTTTTCGTGTGAATACTTTGGCAGGATCATGAACGCATACATTGAATATGCAAGGCAGGAAACAAAAAATGTAAAAAAGCCGGAACCCAAAATTGTAAAACCGATTCCAACGGATGATCAATTGAAAGCAGATGCCATTTATAATGTAAATGCATACGTTGCTAAAATCAAATCATTAGAGGCATCAGGTGGCAAATTTGATTGGCCAAAAGGTTTGGCATTTTTATATGATTATTTAGTCAAATATGAAATTTGGCAATGTCCTGAATCAGATCGTGTTGAAATATCGAAACGATTACGGCCAAAATACAATGACTTTGAATTGTGGAAAGCTGGATGCAAAGCAGAGGCATACAAATTGTTTTGCCATCAATTGGCTGATATGGACATGACATTAAACGAAAACGGAGAAATTATTTAAACTATGAAAGCAGAGGAAACAGAATTTGGCACATTGGTGCTAAAAGCATTGGAACAAAAGAATATGAGCAGGCAGGAATTAGCCGATGAGATCAACAGCACACATTCATCAGTGTGCAATTGGATTTCAGGCAAAATGGTTCCAAACATGATCACAGGATTAAGGGTGTGCAAAATGTTGGATATTGATGCAAATCAGATAATAAATTAAAAACAATCTAAACCAATAACGGACATATGAAAAAGATGATTTTAAAAGCAGGAATTTTATTGATTGGATGCATTGTATTAATTATTATTAATCAGGTCAGAAAATCAAAGAATGGTGGCAAAAAACAAGTAATTGCCAAAGGTTTAGAAGTTAGTCAGGCATTTATGATGGATACCTTTGAGCCGATTGAGGATTTTGAAATGATTTACTTTGATGACAGCAAAGGATTGGTAAAAATTTACATTAGCGGAAAATGAGAAACGAACACGAACACAGATTGCAAACGGTTTTAGCAATGTACCTGGATTTAAATAATTACACGTTTTTTGCAATACCGAATGGAGGATGGAGAAACAAAGCAGTTGCGGCCAAATTAAAGGCTGAGGGAGTCAAAGCCGGTGTGGCTGATATGTTAATCCTTTTGCCAAATTCAACCTTTCACGGCCTGTTTGTTGAGGTTAAAATCAAGGGCAATTCACAGCAACCAAACCAAAAGGTATTCGAGCAAAAGGCAAGGGATTGCGGATATGAATACATCATTATTCGATCATTGGATGAGTTGATTGAGAAATTGAAATATTATGAATCGCAGAAATTTATTGAACAGGATAAAATTATGAAAGCATACAGGGAAGGTTACACAGATGGGAAAATTGAATCACAAATGACAATCCGATGAGAATAGAATTTTTAAAACACAGACGAATATTTGAATTTTTGCCTGCAATTACTTGGTATTATAATGATGGTGAATACAAGAAAGGATCATTATCATTTTCATGGTTATTTTGGGGATTGCAATTTTATAGAAAAATTAAATGACAATACGATGAAAAAATTATTTAGAAGGTTGTTCCCAAAATATCAATACAAGCATATTGCATTTCAAACAGGAACAAGTGGAATGCGAAGGCACGCAGATTTTATGGCTGAATTAAATTATGGTAATATTCAAATTATTAATTCATTCATTGAATACCATCAAGATTTTAAACATAATCATCAACCTGCATATATTAATTATGTAATTAAAATTAAAAAAACCTATGACAAACCGTGAAAGAGCCATTGAATGGGCAAACGAAAAAATTGCCGATCCTAATTTTAGTGAGGAGCCAATACGTGTGAATGCATGGGAATTGATTCACAATCCAAAATTATTCTTGGAAACGTGTGTTGCCCGGCTGATGTACGGATCAGAAAGGGAAAAACGTGTTGTTTACAATAGAGTTCGAAATCTTAAAATGTTTTACAATGACATACAGCGATGATGATATATTTGTGCATGGTGACATTAAATGTTCAGATTCCATCACACGTGAAGATGCATTAGATATAATTACGGAGATACAGGAAATAATGATATTCCATAAGATTGTCAAAATTGACCTGTGTATTGATCCATACAAATTCCCCAAAGATTTATTAGATATTGAAAACCTATGAGAACGACAAAAGACAAAATCAGATTATTGACATTTTTTGCATTATGCCAAAATATGTTGGATTTCATTGATGGATCATGGCATGGTCATCCGGCAAATAAACAGGCCGTGAAAATGGTCACAAAACAAATGGTAAGGGAATTGGAAAAAACAATGGCCGTATTATTCCCCCCAAATAAAAACGATGATCCTGAATTGCCTGATGCATTGGATACGTTCCAAAATGCTTGCACAGCTATGGAGTCATTTTTTATGCTTGGAATGGAAATGGATCAGATGGATCAAACAAAGAAAGATGGATTGAATACACAGATTAATATTTTATTAAAATCATATGGGATTGATACTTGGGAAAAACCAATGTCGAACCTATGGAAAGATTAATTAATTTTGTTCAGCAGTTGGGTGATGAATAACTGCCGGAAACAAAAGCACATATTTACCTAATCAATTTAAAATGAAAAATGAGAGCCGTGAAATGGTGGATCATCCGCAACATTATCAATCTGATGGAGGCATCGAGGCAATTGATGTAATTGAATCATTCCATTTGGGGTTCAATTTAGGCAACGCAATCAAATACGTTTTAAGAGCAGACAATAAGGGAAATAAAAAACAGGACTTAGAAAAGGCCCTGTGGTATATTAATCGGGAATTGTCAAAATTTAAAGGATAATGGATGACAATCATTTGGTGACAATGGCTTGGTGGATTGGTGGGATTAGTTGCGTATTTATATTAGTAATGATCAGTTTAATTTTTGATCAAAAAAACAGGTTGAAATGATTGAAGAAATAAACATCAAATTAGTAATTCCACATCCAAACAATCCCCGATTGATTAAGGATGATAAATTCAAAAAGTTGGTGCAATCCATTAAGGATTTCCCTGAAATGCTACAATTACGGCCCATCGTTGTTGATGACAATATGATTGTATTGGGTGGGAATATGCGTTTGCGTGCCTGCATTGAAGCCGGATTGAAACGTGTGCCGATTATTAAAGCATCAGCATTGACATCCGAACAGCAGAAACGATTTATAATTGTGGACAATGCCGGATTTGGCGAATGGGATTGGGATGTATTGGCCAATCAATGGGAGATGGATGATTTGACTGAATGGGGTGTTGATTTGCCTGTTTATAAAGAATTGGGATTTGAATTGCCTGTTGATCCAACGGAAAATCCAAAAGATCAATTTATCATTGAGGTGGTATTTGAAACAGAGGAACAAAGGCAAATGGCATACAATCATTTCATTGAAAATGGTTTAAATTGCAGATTAAAAAAATAGAATATGGCGGTGAATCCACGTGTGACAAAGTTGAATAAAAAACGGATGTTAGATGCCCTTGAAAAATCATTGGGCATTGTGACAACAGCATCGAGGGCAACAGAAATTCCACGATCTGTTCATTATGAATGGATGCAAAAGGATCCGGAATATCGTGAAGCGGTGGAGGCATTAGCCGACATGACATTGGATTTTGCCGAATCGCAGTTGCACAGGCAAATAAAAGATGGCAACACAACAGCCACAATATTTTATTTAAAGACCAAAGGCAAGAAACGTGGATACGTAGAACGCACGGAGGTTGTACACGAAACCGGCATTGAATCTGCCATAATAGAATGGACACCGGCAACAATCGAAAACGAATAGGGCAGAAATGCAACATTCAGTTTTATCAGACATTAAACAGCAATAAAAGGATAAAAGTACATCAGGGCGGAACACGTTCGGGGAAAACCTATGCCCTGTGTCAATACCTGATTTATAAAATGACATCATCACCGAAACCATTGGTGATTTCAATTGTACGGAAAACATTGCCGGCATTGAAGGGATCAGTTCAACGTGACTTTCTTGAAATTCTTGATAATTTGGGCATCCTTTATGTGGGCCAACACAATAAATCTGAAAACACGTACACGTTTGGTGGTCACGTTGTTGAATTTTTATCAGTTGATGAGCCACAAAAGATCAGGGGCCGGAAACGAAATATTTGCTATTGCAACGAGGTAAACGAATTGGATCATGAGGATTTCAGGCAATTATTGATGCGTACAACAGATGAGATGATTTGCGATTTTAATCCATCTGATCCGGTGCATTGGATTTACGATGAAGTGATCACACGTGATGATTGTGATACCTGGATCACAACATATTTGGATAATAAGTTTTTACCGGCTGAATTGGTCAATGAAATCGAAAGATTAAAAGCAAAAGATCCGGATTATTGGAGGGTGTACGGTGAGGGTAAACGTGCGGTGTTTAGTGATCGCCAAATATTCCCTAATTGGAAATTTATTCCAAAGGCGGATTTCCCTGAATTTGATGATGTGTTTTATGGATTGGATTTTGGATTCAGTCATGATCCAACGGCCATTGTGCAATTGGCAAAGGTTGGTGATAAATTGTACATCCATGAAATTATGTATAAAAAAGGGATGACAAACCGTGATATTGCTGATTATTTAAAAGAAAAGAAAATAAATGAACACATAATCTATTGCGAATCAGCGGAACCCAAATCAATTGAGGAATTGAGGCAGATGGATATTTTGGCGGTTCCTGCAATTAAAGGTGAGGGATCAATAAAGGCCGGAATTAGTTTGCTAAAAGAACATGAGGTCATTTGTTCGATGGAATCGCATAATTTGCATAATGAATTTCAGTTTTATTTTTGGGAGCAATTAAAGGATGGAACGATTATAAATAAGCCAATAGACAAACACAATCACCTAATGGATGCAATTCGATATGGTGTTTATACTAAATACAAAAACCGTTCTGATTTTTTTGTGGTTTAATTCGTTATTTTTGAGAAAAAAAAGCAATACAGATGGCATCAATTATTGATACATTCCGGCAAACCATTGCCAAAGCATTAACCACAGGCACGAATCCTGCATACAATAAATTAGTTTATACGTGGTTAGGTACAAACATCATAATGAATGAGGACAATGATGTCACATACATTAGGGATGGATACCAAAGAAATGCAACCATTTATTCCATTGTCAATTTAATTGTAAAGGCGGCAACCACCATTCCTATGACCGTTTACAGGGTTACAAATGAGGGATCAGCAAAGCAATACAAAGCAATGACATCAGGTGTGATGGATGGGAATGCTATGTACAAAGCTAATATATTACGCAAAAGAGCATTTGAAGAAGTCACCGATTCACAATTGGAGGCATTATTAAAAAGACCAAATCCAGAACAATCGTTTTCGGCATGGTTGGGTGAATTAGTTGCATTCGGTAAACTAACAGGAAACCGTTACATCTACGGAATCGGGCCGGATTCAGGGCCAAATGAGGGGAAATTTACTGAATTGTATTCATTGCCATCGCAATTAGTTGAAATCGTTTCTGGTGGAGTGATGCAACCTGTGGCAGGATACAAAATTCAATATAATTCAATGATTGAGGTTCCACCTGAATACATTTGCCACATTAAAGATTTTAATCCGGATTACGACAGCAGCGGTTCAAACCTATATGGTCAGTCACCATTGCGTGCCGGCCTTAGAGTTTTATCGGCCAACAACGAAGCCGTGACAACCGGATTAAAATATTTGCAGAATCAAACATCACGTGGTATGTTGATTTCAAAGGATGGTAATTTGACTGAGGTGCAAGCGCAAGCATTAAAAGACAAATTCAGAAAGAATTATCAAGGTGCATCAAACGCAGGTGATGTAATCATCACACCAAAGGATTTGTCATGGGTTAATTTCGGATTATCTGCATCAGATTTGTCATTGATTGAGCAATACAATGGCACCGTAAAGGATTTGTGTAATATCTATAATATCCCGGTTCAATTGCTAAACAATACGGATTCATCGACATACAATAACATGAAGGAAGCCAAAAAGGCTTTATACCAAAATGCGGTGATTCCTGAGTTGATCAAAATTCGTGATGAGTTAAATCGTTGGTTGGCACCGAAATTCGGGAAAGGTGATGAATATTTCATTGATTTTGATTTCACGGCCATCAGCGAAATGCAGGAGGAAGTTGATAAATTGGTCACACAATTAGCAAATGCGTGGTGGGTTACACCAAACGAAAAACGTGATGCGATGAATTATGCAATGGACAAAGAAAATATGTTCATGGATGATTATTTCATTCCTGCAAATTTGATGCAACAGAATCCATTATTAGCACCATTGGAAAACCCGAAGTCACTAAAAATTGACTAAATATGCCATTGCCTAAACCGGAACCAGGTGAAAGCCAAAATGATTTTATGGGCCGTTGTGTTGTTGATCCTAATATTGTCAATGATTTTGACACCATTGATCAACGTGTGGCGGTTTGTAGCAATTTGTATAATCCACCAAAAGAGGAAAAGGCACAGGATAATTGGGCGGATCAATTTGAAAAGCAATTAAGCAAAGCGGAACGCACATCAATCAGGGATTTCACAGAGTTTTATAGGGCCGAATATAATGATGCCATTGATCAGTTTTTAAAAAGTCAGTCAATGACAACGGCAACAGCACAGGCATTTTTTCAGGACAGCAAATATGTTGCAATGTATGAGGGGATGTATTCTAAAATCGGGTTGCAATTTGCCAATTGGTATTCAAAAAACGTTGAAAAATATATGCCGAAAGCGGATGCAGGTAATATGCAATCCATTTGGGCCAATGCTTTTGCGTTTATGGGAAATCAAATTGCAGGGCAACGTGTCACGTTAGTATCGGCAACAGCACAGGCAACATTGACCAATACAATTCGTCAATTTATGGCCGATCCGATATTTATGTCAGCCGGTGAGGTTGTACAATCAAAGATGTTGCGCCAAAAATTCGATTATTTAGCAGATTACCAGGCAAAACGTATTGTCCGAACAGAGGCAACAAATGCAGCCAATTACGCAACAGAACAGGCAGCATTGAATTTGTTTCCAGGTCAGAACATGACCAAAACATGGAAATCTGGATTTGATGCAAGGGTACGTGATGCACACAGGGCCGCAAATGGGCAGGTTGTTCCATTTAATGGCAAATTTTCAGTTGGTGGCGAATCATTACAAAGGCCAGGTGATCCAAATGGATCGGCAAGCAATGTGATAAATTGCAGATGCTCAATGATTGTATTGCCACAGACAGGGGCGCAAACAATTGGCGCACCAATTACCAACATCGGATTTGGCATTGCACAGGCAACCGTAATTGATGCAATCAATAGTGCTGATATAATTACAGGGGCCACAGGTACAATTGTGACTGAACAAAATTTGGGCGATTAAAATTAATTTTTACATTCAGTTTTCTAATTAGCAATTTGACTAATTTTGGGCAAAAGATAGGTTATGATTTACAAACAAACATCGATTGGGATTGAGGATATAGATGAGGCAAACGGCATCGTTTCCGGCTATGGTTCAATTTTCGGCAATATTGATTCAGACAATGACATCATATTAGCAGGAGCATACAGCAAAACATTAAAGGAAAACGGTTCACGTGTTAGATATTGCAATCAACACAGAATCGATCAACCATTGGGCAAATTCACGGAATTGCGTGAGGATGGCACCGGATTGTATTTTGTGGCTGAGGTTCCAAAAACAAGAATGGGTGAAGATATTTTGTTGTTGATGAAAAACGGTGTGATCACTGAAAATTCAGTTGGTATTATGCCAATTGTAAAATCATTCAGACAGGATAGAGTGCGTGAATTAAAGGAAGTTAAATTGTACGAAATTTCGTGCGTTACATTGGCAGCAAATCCAATGGCATTGATCACCGATGCAAAGGGTGAAATTAATCAAGAATTATTGGCAAAACGTTTTGATGTATTAGCCAAAATGATTAAAAAAGAAAACGTATCTGATGAGTTAGGATACGCAATTGAAAGCGAGTTGATGAAATTGAAATCATTGTTTATTGATGTTACCACACGGCCGGCAGAAATTGTCACCGTGCCGGAAGTTAAACAGGTGGAAATTTCCGAAATATTTTCATATTTAAATAATCAAATAAAGTCAAAATAAGATGACAGAAGAAATCAAAAATCAATTAGATGAATTAAATTCAGCTATTGACAGCCGTATCGCTAAAGCGGAAGGCCAAGCAGTTGCATCAGCAACAGGAAAAGCAGACGAATTATTAAAGTCTGAAATCAAAAACTTAGAGGCTAAGTTTTCAGAGGTTCACAGCCGTATCGATGCAGCAGAAGTTGCAGCAAAGAAAACAGCATCAGGAGCAAACGCACAATCTTTCAAGCAATCATTGATTGAAGGTATCACAAAGGGTGGTTTAGAGAATTTGATCAACGGATCAAGCCGTTCAGCTAAATTCGAAATCAAAGCAGGTGATATGACCGTTGCGGCTAATTTCACAGGTGAGGTTATCCCGGCACAATACGTTCCAGGTATCAAGTATGATCCAACACGTCCGGTACACGTTCGTCAATTATTGGCACAAGGTTCAACATCATCTGAGGTTGTTCGTTATGTACGTGAATCAGCATATGATAACGGTGCAGCAGCAACAGCACAAGGTGCAACGTTTACTGAATCAGATTTCGATTTGACAGCATACGATGCAAACGTACAGAAAATCGGTACTTATTTCCGTATTTCTGAGGAGATGTTAGCAGATACAGCACAATTGACATCATATTTGGCAGCACGTGCACCAGAGAAATTGTTAACGGTTGAGGATGCGCAATTACTTTATGGTAATGGAACTGCACCGAACATTTCTGGTATCGTTACATCTGGATCAACAGCATTCGCAGCAGGTGCATTTGCAGACACGATCACAGCAGCTAACCAATTCGATGTGTTAACGGTAGCAATCAATCAATTAGCATTGGTTAACTATCGTCCGGATTACATCATGGTAAACCCAACAGATTTTGCAAAAATCTTATTGTTGAAGTCAACAACAAACGAGTATTTGAAAGATCAGGTTTACGCAGGTTTACAGCCACAATTCTTAGGGGTACCGGTAGTAATCAACACAGCGGTAACGGCAGGAACTTACCTAGTAGGTAATTTCGGTCTAGGAACACAAATGTGGGTTCGTGAGAATCTTTCACTTGAATTCTTCCGTGAGGATGGAACAAACGTTCGTGATGGTTTCGTGACCGTTCGTTTACAAGAGAGAATCGCATTAACTAACTACGCACCATTAGCAATCGTTAAGGGTACATTTGCAACGGACATCGCTGCAATCGGAGTTTAGTTTTAATACAATTCCAAATTAAGAGAGGCCACCTAAATTTTGGGTGGCTTTTCTTTTTATATTTGTTCAAAAAATAGCACAATTATGGGCAAAGTTTTAATGAGAAAAACGGTATTTGATAATAAAACAGGATACCACAGAGCAGGTGAAATCGTAACGGTTTCGGCTGATGTTGAAAGACATTATTTAGCAAACAATTATGCAATCAAAGCGGAGGCGGAGGCACCTGCAATTGAGATTGTTGAACCCAAAGTGGAGGCCGTAGAGGTTGAAACAAAGGAAGAAAAATTGGTTTACGAAACAAAGGGTAAAAAATCAAAAAAGGATGCGGCAGATCAAGATTAATGATGTAATTGGAACACCAATTATTTCACGTGCGGAAACAAAAAATTACATCAGAGTTGATACAACGGCAGATGATACGTTGATTGATTTAATGATTGAGGCAGCACATACAGCGGCTGAAAATTATATGAGCCGTGATATTATTGCAAAGGAACGCACGTATTATTTAGATGATATGCCATCTGGTTTTATTGATGTTCCATTTGGGCCGGTGGCATCAGTCGATGAAGTTACAGCGCAGGATATTCCGGTTCCATTTACCGTATTTGGTTTAGGTGATCCAATTGTGGAAATTCAGCCATTATGCAGAAACATTAAAATTGATTTTACAACAGAGGGTATGAATGATGGCCTATTAAAGCAGGCATTGTTAATGATGGTTTCGACATATTACGACAATAGAACGGATTTTATTGCAGGTCAAACGGTGAATGAGGTTCCAAGTTCATCAGCAAAATTATTGGATGGTATAAAATCAGTATTTATATAATGGCAGCAAGCAACACGGCATCAATTTTGAAACAAAGGATCATCATAAACAATTTGTCAAGGACATTAGATGGATATGGTGGAACAAAACCTGGATCATATACACCAATTGCAACGGTTTGGTGTCGTGTGCAAGAAATAAAAGGGCCAATCGATGAAAAGATGGGCATCCGTTTAAAAAGCACAGAGGTTGAAATCACAATCAGAAAGGAAACGGCCGATATGATTGGAAACGAAAGTGTATTAGAGGTTGAAGGTATGGGGGCTTTATATCGTATTAATTCAAATTTTCAAACGTTTGAGAATTTTTGGGTAAAAATGACAGCCACAAAGATTGATGGGTAATGATTAAAATAAAGGTTGATTCAAAACAAATGGATGATCTGCGAAAGCGGATGGATCAATTGGCTAAATTCTCTAAACAGGAATTGTCAAATGAATTGACCACAACAGCAACACAGATGGTTGGTAGGATGAAATCTACGGCCCCACACGACACAGGTAATTTGAGAAATCAAACCGGATTCGATAGGCAAAACGAAAATTCTGTGGTTGTTTTTTCACGTGCGCCATATGCCCCATATGTTGAATTTGGAACAGGTCGTGGTGTCACATTAAAGTTTTTACAAGAAGCCGGATTCCCTGCAAGTTATGCGGCCCAATGGAAAGGCAAAGGAATAAGAAAGAACCAGGCAATGTATGCCCGGCCATTCTTTTTCCCGGCTATTAGAACCGAATTAAGATTACTAAATGTACGATTGTACCAAAAATTAAAACAATTGACTAAATAATGTTAGAACCGATTCAATTCATTCGCAAGGCAATAATTACACGTTTAACAAACAACGTTGTGATTGGCGGTGTGACATTTGGTGTTTATAACCGGGTTCCATCATCAGCAATGTTTCCGTACATTTTGGTTTATTCAGTTTCATCAGATGAAACCGATTTCAATCAGACATCATATATCACAGAAACAATCACACGAATTGAAGTGGTGACACGTTTTGCATCTGATACAGGTGGAGAGTTAACAGCCAATCAGGCAATCAATAGAATTTTAGAATTAATTAGAACAAGGTCAAACGGTTACTTTGATTTATCTGCGGATGGATTCAATGTGTTTACCTGCGTAAAGGAATCGTCAACATATATGGTGGATGATGAACCAGATCACACGTATTTTCGTGGGATAGTTGAAATAAGCAATAAAATCCAACAAACAATTTAAATGGACATCAAAGATTTTTTCCTCACAGGATTAGGAACAGCAATAGGAACAATCACCGGTTGGTGGTTAAATAAGGCTAAAAGCGAAGCCGAAATAAAAGGTTTAGAATTGGAAAATTCGGCCAAAATTATTGCTATGTGGCAGGAATTATCGACAAAGTTGGAACATAAGGTTGACGAATTAAGCAAAAAGGTTGAGGAATTAACACGTGAAATTGAGGAATTAAGAGCAGAAAATCACGCATTAAAAAAAGAGAAAAAGAATGGCATTCAAGGACATATTTAAAGATTCAAATGAATTAAATGAACAATCAATTGCGGCATTTATTGCCATTGCATTGATCATTGTCATCACATTGGCTGATGTTGTCACAGGTATTTTGGGCCGTGAATTAGTTGTGAAAGAATTTATATTCATTTCATTGTTAACATTTGCAGCAACAGCATTAGGAATTGCAGGGTATAAAACATTAAACAACAAAAACGATGGCGAAGCGGACGAGTAATTTGACCGAAAAGGTTGCAGACAAGGCAATTGATTCAATCAAAATGCCGGTAACATTTAAAGAGTTCAGCAAAGAGCCGGTCAAAGCCATGTTGTTTATTGTGACATTAGCAATCGGTTATTTATATGTTGATATGAAAATGATGTATGCAAAAAACATTGATGGTCAATCAGCAAAATTGGACAAAGTAGAAATGAAAATTGATGCATTAACAAATCAATTACGCAAATCAGATTCATTATTATCTGCGAGTTCAACAAAATTGATGGTTTTATCTGAATTAGGTCATATCAAATGATTTATTGGTTTTGCGCATTTATTGTTGTGATGATGATTGGTTGCATTCCGGCAGTCGCAGACAAAGACACCGAAACAAAGGACAAACAAGTTTTGGTAAAAGGCGATGATTTTACAGCTATAATGGAACGTGCAAAAAAGAATCAATCAATGGCATTCAATGTCGGAGCAAAAGCCGATGGAGCAATGGTTAAAAAGGTGGAGGCAGTTGCAGAAAAAATCAATACATTAGAATCAACGGTGGAAAAATTAGAGAAAAAAAATGATCAATTGCAAAAACAAATTAAGGCTGATCCTAATATGGATGTTCCATTTGTCATTGATTCAATCATTGACAGCACAAACCTATCCAAAAAAGAAAATAATTAATGGCGATACGGTTATTGTAATGACCGAAAATCAGGCCAACAGCATCAATGTATTGTTTCGCAATTTAAAGGCCGACAACAAGCAACAAAGGGCCACAACAGATTCATTGAAATCAATTGTAAAAGTGTTTGATCAGGATCGAATCAATTACGTTCGATCATTAGAAAAAGCACAAAATGCCTATGTTTTAAGCGAAGAAGAAAACAAAATGTTGCGTGAAACACAACGATCCCTAAAAATAGGCAGATTTGCGCAGGACATCAGCATTATCTCATTTATGTTTACCATTGTAATGTTAGTAAAAATCACATCAAACAGATAAAAAATGAAAATTTCAGAACACCTAGATTTGTCAGAGGTTACACGATCAGATTCAGCAAAGCGCAAAGGCATAAGCAATGAGCCAACGGCAGAACATTTGGAGAATTTCAAGAAATTGGCGGCCAACGTATTTGAGCCAATCAGAAACCATTTTGGATTTCCAATTCACATTTCATCTGGATACAGATCAAAAGCATTAAACACGGCAATTGGTGGATCATTAACATCACAGCATTGCAAAGGTGAGGCGATTGATATTGATATGGATGGATCATCAAACGGAATCACAAACAAAATGGTGTTCGATTATATCAAGGCAAACATCAAATTCGATCAAATGATTTGGGAATTTGGTAATGACACAAATCCTGATTGGGTTCACGTTTCATATTCAGCAAGTGGAAAACAAAGAGGCCAAATATTAAAAGCAATCAAATCAAACGGAGCCACAAAATACGTTCCATATAAATAATGAAAAAAATCCTAATCATTTTCATTGTTGCGTTGGCATCATGCCGGCCCACAAAAATATCAACAAACACAGAAACGATTCAACATGATTCTGTATTTGTGGAAAAGGTAGTCACCAAATTTGAGGCGGTGAATGATACAATTACTATTCAATCACCGTGCGATTCTAATGGCATTCTTTTGCCATTTCAGCAACGAATTAAGGTTGGGCAAGGCGAATTGTTGTTGAGCAATTTTAACGGCCAAATTAGGGCAAATTTGAAGCTAAATAAACAGGAAAATACGGCTGAAATAAAATACGTTTACCGTAACATTTACAAGACCGTTTATAAAGAGAAAATAAAAGGATCATCCATTTTTGACAGGTTTATATTGTGGATTGTGGCCATTGCATTAATCATCACCTTTCTTGGATTCAAATTGAGGCGATTTATTTTTTAACTTGCATAAAAAAAAGCAGGTAAAAAATGGCAACATTAACCGGGAAGTTAGTCGCAGAAACATACAGAGCATTATTAAAAACCATTGATAATGACATCCTAATTGCATCAGAAAAACAAATCACAGATGGATATGGTGGTGGATCAGGAATTTTTCTTGATTCTCAGGGTTTTATCAGAGCAAATAAATACAAGGTCACTAATGGTTTAGCCACGCAGTTTTTAAAGGCTGATGGATCAATTGATGGTAATACGTATTTGACCGGCATCACAAGTTCACAGGTGATTATGGCATTGGGATACACACCGGTGCCACAAACACGATTAATTACCATTAATAATACCACGTATGATTTAAGTCAAAACAGAACCTGGACATTAGATAGTGGAGGCGGAACATGGGGTGATATTGTAGGGACATTAAGCAATCAAACAGATTTGCAAAATGCATTAGATGAAAAATATGATAATCCAACAGGCACAATTGAGCAATATATACGTGGTGATGGTTCAATTGCTACATTGCCAAATTCTGCATCAAAAACCAGAAATGAGGTAAAATTAGGGGCAACGTTATCAAAAGGGACACCGGTTTATGTTTCATCAGCAAATGGAACAAATATGATTGTGTCTGCATCATCAAATACTACGGAAGCCACATCATCAAAAACGTTTGGTTTACTTGAAACAGGTGGTGTTTTGAATGATATTGTTGAATGCGTTACATTTGGATTGATTGATGGATTAGATACATCAGCAGCAACGGCAGGTGATCCTGTTTGGTTGGGGCCAAATGGAACATTATTATTTGGATTAGCAAATAAACCATATGCACCTGCACACATGGTTTATATTGGAGTGGTGACACGGGTGCAATCAAACAATGGGGAAATATTTGTAAATGTTCAAAATGGTTTTGAATTGGATGAATTACACAATGTTTCAGCACGTACACCATCAAATAATGAAGGTATATTTTATGAGACATCAACAAGTCTTTGGAAAAACAAAACGATTGATGATGCATTAGGATATACACCACAAAGATTAGACAAAATGGTGTCTAATTTGCTTGCAAGTGATACAGAATACCCAAATTCTAATGCAGTTATTGCCAAATTAAATTTAAAGGCTAACATTGAAAATCCTGAATTTACAGGTTCAATGAATATCACAGGAATTGAATCAAGAATCAATTTTTATGATCAATATAATACAAGAAAATTTTTAATTGGGTATAATACAGGAACATTAACAATTTATCAAGATACCGGATCGGCTGCAAGATTTTATATTAATCCAGCAGGAAAAACATTTATTCCGGGAGATTTAGAAATTGGAACTATTTCAAAATCAGGTGGCACATCATCGCAATTTTTTAAAGCAGATGGCAGCATTGATTCAACATCATATGCCCCAATTAGTACATTATCAAATTATTTATTGATCACTACGGCTGCATCAACGTATCAAAGAATTGATAAAATGGTGTCTAACCTTTTGGCAAGTGATACGGAATATCCTAATTCAAATGCAGTTTTGGCAAAATTGGCATTGAAAGCAGATGCGGAAAACCCATCATTTACAGGTTATATGACAATTGGTGGAGCATATCCAAAAATTTATTTAACAGATAGTGACAATAATCCTGATTATTTTATTGGCAATGATGATGGATATTTGCGGATTTATGATCAAACAAATACGGTCAGTCGTTTTTATATTACATCATCAGGTTCATCTATATTTCCTGGTGATGTTACGGTTGGATCAATAGCAAAATCAGGCGGTACGTCAAGTCAATTTTTAAAGGCTGATGGATCAATTGATTCAAATTCATATGTATCATCGGCAACATTGGCCAATTATTTATTGATTTCAACGGCAACAAGTACATATCAAAGATTAGATAAAATGGTGTCTAATTTATTGGCAAGTGATACCGAATATCCTAATAGCAATGCCGTATTAGCTAAATTAGCTTTAAAGGCCGATGCTGAAAATCCTGTATTTACAGGAAATATGACCATCAGCGGAATTGCACCAAAATTGTATTTTACAGATACAGATAATAATCCTGATTATACACTATTTGTTGATTCAGGATATTTTTACATTTATGATCAAACGGCAGGTGCAACAAAATTCCAGATTACACCTTCAGGTAATGCAATAAATACAGGAACGATGACAGCATCATCGTTTATAAAAGCCGGTGGAACATCAAGTCAATATTTGATGGCTGATGGATCAGTAACAACAGGTGGTGGAGGAATTACAGGATCAGGCACAACAAGTTACATTCCAAAATGGACATCAGGTAGTGCACTAGGGAATAGTTTAATTTATGATAATGGAACAAATGTCGGTATAAATACGGCATCACCTGCGTCAATTTTACACGTTAATGGAGGCGCATTGATGACAGGTGGTTGGAATAAAACAACAACATTGCAGGCATCATTTCCTGTATTAATATTTAATTCAACAGCAACAAAATGGGCAGGTATTGGTTATGATCATTCAGTTGGTCTTAATTTTTGGGTTAATGCATCAAGTGACAATTTAAGTGGAGTTGGAACTGTAGCATTGCAAATTTTAAATTCAGGTGCAGCAAAATTTTCGTCAACCGTAACAACAGGTGATATTTTATATGTTGGCAATAATGGATTAGGAGGAGGAATTTGGACATGGAATAATTCGGATGCATATATTTATTCCCCATCAGGCAAAAATTTATGGTTAACGGCTAATGGAACAAATTCATCAGGGTTAAAAATTGCAACAAACGGTGCGGCAACATTTTCAAATAGCGTGTCAGCATTAAATTTTTTAGTACCATCAAGCTATGAAATAAGATTATTAAATTCTAATGCATCCAATTGGGGTACAATAAAAGGATCGACAGACAGCATAAATGGATTTATAACATTAACAGGAGGAAGTGGAAATGGAATGATTGTTACTAATTCAGGATATGTCGGTCTTGGAACTACATCACCATTGGCACCAATGCACGCAAATGGTGGGACAACAATGACAGGTGGATGGGTTAGAACAGCAATGGTATCATCAATTTTCCCTGTATTTGTATTTAATTCTAATTCATCTAAATATGCAGGATTAGGTTATGATTATAGTGGAGGAGGTCAATTTATATTATGGGTAAATGCAACATCTGAAAACGTACCTGGATCAGGCACACAGGCATTTAATATTGCTAATAGTGGGGCAGCTTGGTTTAGTTCATCAATTACGGCAACATCATTTTTTGAATCATCAGATATTAGGTTAAAAAAGCTAATAAATGGATTAGCACAAATTGAAGGTATTGAAAATTTAGAGGCAAAATTATATGAAAAGAATGGCAAAATTGAATTAGGATATTTTGCACAGGATGCCGAAAAATTAATGCCATATGCAGTCACAAAAAATGCAGATGGATTTCTTTCATTATCATATCGTGAAGTTCACACAGCTAAAATTGCACGATTAGAAAAAAGAGTTGCAGAATTAGAAAAACAATTAAACGTAGCATAATATGCAATGGATTAATGTCGCATCAAATCAAACGTGTTCATGGGATAGCTTGCTAAATGCCTGCAATAATGGATATTTTTTGCAATTATTACCAATGCCACCATCAGGTCAATCAGCAGGCCGTTGTGTTAGAAAAGAATTAATTCAATCATATATTGAAATTCAATCAGGCCCATTGGTGGGTGTTCCAAACAATGAATTGGTTGTCAAAAGCCAATTAGTAGCAAGCCAATTTATTTATTATCAATTGACTCCATGCGGAGGTGGAACAACGGCATGGACTAGAATACCACCAACATTAGGAGTTGGTCAAAGATATATTTTGCCAAGCAGTAGTCCATCATATTACTATTATAATGGAACATCACAGGGGCCACAAACAACAATACCATCAGGATACAATGGTTCAATTCAAATTGTAAGTGGTGCAACGTATTGCCCATAATAGTATATTTGCATATTAAACAACCAAATCAACATAAAATGAAAAAGAAGTACGCAGAAATCATTGTTTTATCACGTGTATTAAACCATTTTGCAGGCGATCAAAAGACAAAAGCACAAAAGAAATTGGCAAAAATTAATGAAAAATTAAAGCCATATTTAGAAAAATACGAGGAACAGGCTGAGGAATTACGTTTGGATAGTGCATCTGTTGATAAAGATGGGAATCTGATTTTAAAAGAAAATGGCGGATATTCATATACAAAAGAAGAATTAAAAAAATTGACTGAAAAATCAAAGAAATTAAATTCAACAGAGGTTGATTATGAAATGATTCAAATTGTAAACCCGGAAGGTTTAGAGGAATTTGGGTTTTTAAAGGATTGGATTGAAGGTGTAGAGTTTACAAATTTAGAAGAAGAAATAGAGTTATAATGATGAAAACAATCGAACCGGTTTCAATTTGGGATAATGGAGTTGTGAAACAAGCTACAATTTTAAATGCATATGCAGTTAATGTAGTATTGAATAATTCCGCAACATTTTGGTGGGGAATCTTTGTTCAAAATGAAGATGAAACGCAGGGTTTAAATTTAGCAAATGGAAATTTAATAATGACAGGTGATGCATATGAACAATGGGAAGTTGATTCATATGCTTGGGATTGGATTGCAGAACAATTGAATTTGACTATTACAGGCGAATACATTCCACCTGTTCCACCTGAACCAATTGAAGAAATAACATCTGAGCCAACACCTGATCCGGAACCAGAAACAACAACGGAACCAGAAACAGAAACACCTGCGGTTTAATGGCATTAGTAAACGGCACAAATGTAGTTTTATATGAGGATGACATTGCGTTGGGACATTCAAAGTCAGCAACGATGTCATTGCAAATGGATGTGTCCGAATTTACGAACAAAGATTCACAGGGTTGGAAAGAAGTTTTAGCCGGTAAAAGAACGGCAACGTTTTCAGCGGAAGGATTGGTGGATTATTCCGATCAGATGAATTTTCAACAATACGTTGAACGAATCATCACACGAAAAGAGGTTAAATGGGTATTTCAATCAGCCGGGATGTTTTATTACGGATTGGGATACATTACCGATTGTGAACAGGTTTCACAAATGGAAAACGTTTCAACATATTCGGTCAATTTTAAGATTTCAGGCCGAATTTATACAGATACCAGATTGATTTGGAATCAGGTGTTTGTCAATTGGGAAAACTTAAATATTGAGTGGCAAAATCTATAATGCATTTTGAATATATTTGCATAAAATAAGAGCATAAAAATAAAACAAAAATATGGCAACATCGGGAGTATTTAACGGCACGAACCTATTGATCAAAGTTGAGGGAACGGCCATTGCACACACAACATCATGTTCATTGTCTATTTCACAGGACATTGCAGATGCAACAACAAAGGATTCATCAGGTTGGTCTGAGGGAATCAGCGGATTACGTTCTGGCGAAATTTCATTTGATGGTTTAGTAAATTACACATCAGGTGCAAACGCTGAAGAATTAGTTGATTACGTATTGAATCGCACGGTTGTTACTTGCGTATTTGGAACGGCTGCATCAGGTGATGTTATTTATACAGCAGAGGGTTACATTGCATCAATCGAGCAATCAGCAGAGATGGAAGCAGCGGTGACATTCTCAGGATCAATCACATTGACAGGAGCAATCGTTAAGTCAGTAAACGCATAATTTACTGATTGCAAAATATATTCCCTGCATCAGTAAAATGGTGCAGGGTTTCAAAGTTTAACACCTAATCAAACAATAATGGAAAATCGCAAACGTGGCTATTGTCAATTAAATATTGGCGGTAAAGATCGCACACTACATTTCTCAATGAATTTTTGGGTTGCATTTGAGGATGCAAGCGGACACAAAATTTCAGAAATAGACAAAGTATTTTCATCAGGCATTTCGTTGAACACAATGCGTGCATTAGTTTATGCAGGTTTATTGGCATATGATCAAGAAAACGGAAATGAAATTGATTACAATGTATTCCAGGTAGGATCGTGGATGGAGGATATGACACCAGATTCATTGACATTATTAGTAAATACACTAATGGAATCAAGAATTTTGGGTAATGACTTGAATGCAGGTGTGCGAAGAAACGTTGAAAAATCGACAAAAAACCCAAAGCAGATCAACCCCTAACGTGGGATCGAATGCTCGATTTTTACATAGGTCAGGCAGGAATATCACCAGATCAGTTTTGGCGCAATACTTGGAAAGAAAATGCGTTGTTGGGGGAATCGTGGAGTGTAAACGTGAACTTGAATTGGGAAATGGCACGATTCATTTCCACCATGATTGTAAATTCGACAGCCACCAAAAAATCACATATAATTTCACCTGATAAATTATTCCCGTTGCCACAGGATGTGTATTTGGAGAAAGGCAAACCGAAATCAACACCGGAACAATTCGAGGCATTTTTACGACAAATTGAAAAAAGTCAATCCAAATAATGGGTTGGCTTTTTTTTTAACTTTACATCATGGCAGAAGAATTAAAAGTACGAATAACCGGTGATGCAACCGATCTGGATTTAGCGTTATCAGATGCGCAGAAATCATTAGTCAGTTTTTCAAAGAAAGCGGCTGAAATGGGCAAAACATTGTCCACATATGTAACGGCACCATTATTGGCAGCCGGTGCGGCATCAATTAAAATGGCATCAGATTTCAATGAATCATTGAACAAAGTTGATGTGTCATTTAAAAGCGCATCCACATCGGTGAGTGATTTTGCCAAAACATCATTGAAAACATATGGTATTGCATCAGGCACGGCATTGGATATGGCATCCAATTTCGGAGATATGGCAACATCAATGGGATTAGGTGTTGGTGAGGCTGCAAAATTATCCACATCATTAGTTGGATTAGCCGGTGACATGGCATCGTTTAAAAACATCCGAATTGATGTTGCACAAACAGCATTGAACGGAATTTTTACCGGTGAAACAGAATCATTGAAACGTTTGGGTATTGTAATGACCGAAGCCAATGTGAAAGCATATGCATTTGCACAAGGCATCACAAAGCAATACGATACAATGTCACAGGCTGAAAAAGTGATGTTGCGTTATCAATATGTTATGTCGGTCACAAAGAATGCACAGGGTGACTTTGCACGAACAAACGAAAACGCAGCCAATCAGATGCGTATGTTTGGGGAGGGAATGAAACAATTAAGTGCTGAAATTGGTCAGGTTATGTTGCCGGCAGTTACATCAATAACAAGGGCAGCAAATGGAATGATCACAGAGTTTTCAGGTGCAAGTAATAGCACAAAAAGTTTTGTGGTAACGTTGGGATTAATTGCAGCAGCAACAGGGCCATTGTTGTTTTTAGTTGGCACAATTGTTCCAAAGGTAATCACCGGTTTCAATTTAATGAGTGCGGCAGCGGTTAAATTTAATTTGACATTGACATCCGCAACAGGAATCGCAGGATTAGCGACATTGTTTGGAGTTGCAGCAAAATCAGCATATGATTATGCAAAAGCATTAAATCCGGATAATAAATTAACAGAGCAAGAAAAAAGAGATGCCACAGCAATTAGAGCCAAAAACAAAGAGATTTTAGCGTCAATTGCATTATTGCAAAAGCAGAAAGGAATGGCATCCGGCCCAATAACCGGAATGAATACGGCACAGGGTATTTCTCCACAATCCATTGATGCACAAATTAAAGGTCAACAAAAATTGTTGGCACAAAATAATGCATTGATTGCAAGTTTAGAGAAAAAAGGCAAAACGGATGCGGTATTGACAGCCCAATCAGATGCGGAGGCAAAGAAGGAACAACAAAGAATTTCGGCAGCATTAGGAGGCAAAGAAAAGGCATTCAAAATTGAAAAAGATCATTTACTTGAAATTCAATTAGCTAAATTAAAATCCAAACAATTAGATGAGGAAATAGCCAAAAAGGATTTGGCGGCAGCTAAATTTGCATCATTTGGAGACACAAAAGATGTCAAATATTTGCCAACATTTGCCGGTGATTTAACAAAACATTTTGAAAAATTCCCTGCAATTGGTGAAAAAATAATGGGAATCACAACATCGTTGGGATCACTAAAATCACCATTGTCCGTGATGGATGCGGCAATTGTTGCATCAACAACGTTACAAAGTGAGCAATTAGATGCATTGGTATTAAAATACAATAATATAATGTCAATTGGCCAAATGGTTGCAGATACAACAGGTCAGGCATTTACATCATTGGGTGATTCAATTGTTCAATCAATGGGGTTGGCATCCACAGGATTTGAAGGATTTGCACAGGTAATGATGCAAACATTGGTTAAATTAGGATCAATGATTTTGCAACAAATTATTATGAACCAGGCATCAGCAATGGCAGCATCAATTGCAGGTGCAACGCAATCAGGAGCCGCAACAGGGCCGGCAGCGGTATTCACAACACCTGCATTCATTGCGACGGCAATTGGTGGTGTATTATCAGCATTTGCAGCCATTCCAAAGTTTGCCGCAGGTGGTATCGTATCAGGCCCAACAATGGGTTTGATGGGTGAATATCCAGGCGCAAAATCGAATCCGGAAGTAATTGCACCATTAAACAAATTGCAGGGAATGTTGGATCAAGGCAATAGCGGAGGCGGTGCAATGTCAGGTGAATTTGTGTTGAGAGGCCAAGATTTGGTGGTAGCTTTACAGAGAGCAGAAAAACAAAGAAACAGAATAGGATAAAATATGGCATACGGTGTGAAATATCGGTTGGAATTTTCCGACATAAAAGGCAATAAACGCAAAGTTGAAATTTTAAAAAATGGATACACAGGGGCCGTTTTGCCTATGATTGGCACAAGTGAGCCGGTTGAAATTGAGTGGAAGGCTGAGGAGGATTTATATGAGCCATTAATTGGATCATTATGCACGTTGAATTTAATGGTCACAGATGATGTGACATATGACAATTTTTATTTGTACGATGAACGTGAATACAAAGTAATTGTTTATTACGAATACATGGCCAACAATTGGGCCGTTTATTGGTCAGGTTGGGTTGTAAACGATCTATATTCACAGGCATTGGTTTCAACACCATATTCACTTTCAATTACAGCAACAGATAATTTGGGCCAATTAGATGCATATGATACATGGATGCCTGCAATTGGAACTGATAATCAAACATTATGGAAATTCATGTGGAATGCGTTGTCAAACCTTTCATTAGGATATGACATTTATATCAGTAATGATATACGTATTGGAACAGATACAGCATGGAAAAACGTTTTTGATCAGGTTACAATTAAAAAAGTTGGATTCTATCATGATTCATATATAATCAATGACGCTAAAATGACATTGCGTTCAATATTACTTGGATTCAATTGCCGTATTTTTCAATCATTTGGCCGTTGGTATATCATCAATTGTTCATCATATGGTGATCAACGTATTATTGCAGGGATTCAGGCAGGAACATATTCAGGATCTGGTATTTTAACAGCAAAGCAAGGATTTTTAAATGGAGGTACAGAAAACATCAAATTTTGGATTTATAATTCATTAGGTGTTGCCCAATCATCAGTGACAACAAATATGTTGAAAGTAATCCCAACAAATATGTTGCCAATAGGTCAAAATTTGTTTAGAACACCACGCAGGCCGGTAAAAAAATACCAACAGATTGTTGATATTTCACAAAAGCAAGAGGATTTGAATTTAAATGCATCATTTGAATTTGACTATGAAAATTGGTCAACAACATTGGTCACAACAGAATTTGTTAATACACCATTTGCAGGCCGTAGATCATTGAAATATGTGGGAACAAGTGCATTAAATACATATACAACACGATTGGTAAGTTCAGGTGCATTATCAGCAATTAAAGGCAATCAATATCAGGTTTTATTTTCAGTTAATATTAATAAAGGCGGAAGCGATAACAGGTTGCCGTGGTTTTTACGGATTGAATATTCACCTGGAGCATATCAATATTGGAGTGAAGTGAACAAAACGTGGGGAACATCAGGAGGAACGGTTTTATGGAATACCACGCAGGTTGTTGGAAATGGAACATTTGAATCATTTAAATTCACTACAAAAGAGGCACCAGAACCAGGACAAATTCAATTGGGTTTTTCATATCCATATATTGATGCACCTGGATCATACACAGGAATGTTTTTAGATAATTGCGCAGTTCGTAATATTGACAAAGAACAAAACGTGTACAAAGAGGCATGGTTTATACGTGAGCAATCAGGTACATTTGTGACATCTGATGTAATGGAACATTCTGATGTTGTTCAGGCTGATATTGATTCAGTTGTATTTTCGGGTGCATTTACTGATAATAATTCATTTAAACGTGCGCAGGATGTTAACGGATTATATTTAGAGCAAATAGTCACACAGCAAAGAATAAATGATTTTAGACAATTTTCAATGCAATATGAGGGCGATTTATATAATCAGGATCAATATTCAATTATGTCAATGGCACATAAATTATGGGTAAAATTTGACACATTAACCGAAACAGATTCGGCAATTGTTGATTCAATTCGTGTGCAATTAAAATCAAATATATACACCTGTCAATTCCATATCCCTAATAATTATACGGATGTGGCAACAACATACAGGGTTTCATATCAGGAATAATTTGTTTTTCATAGGTTTGGTAGTGCGCATCCGTGTACTTAATAAGTGCATCGGATGTTGATTAGGGTGAATGCAGAATGGTCGTGGAATAATCTACGGCCATTTTTGTTTTATTTATCGGTTTTACTAATTAGTTATTTGGCTAATTTTGAAAAAAAACTACAAATGGGTTTAAAACACGATCAAATCAAGGATCATTTTTTTTCATCGCCATTATCAATGAAACATTTTTCGGAAA